GTACTCGGTCTTGTCTTGATAGCCATAGTTGTTCTTGCCGAGGAAGATACCAGCAACAGGGTTGACCTTGCCGGAGTTCATATAGGATTCCCACAAATTTTCGAGCAAAAAGTACGCCTTTTTAATGGAGTACGCTACCTCCGGCGGCAACGCCGCCTTATATCCAGCAGAACCAGTAGGAGCGTCATTGACAATAGCCCACAACTGCTGTCTTCTCATTCCGTTCAATGCCAATGCCATACCAGCAACCGTAGGTTTCATATCAGCGTCTCTATACAATGCGAAATAGTCGGAAAGTCGCTGTTGTACCTCCGACACATCGTTCATATCAATGCTTGGCATATCAAACAACGCCATCTGCACACTCAAGAACTTCGCATTGTCTCCCTCCTCAAGATTCAACCCATTGTTGCCAATGACAGGAGAGTTCCCACCACGTTTCTTTTTCTTTGCAACAGGCTTCTTTTCCTTTACTGCCGGAGCAGTGACAGTCTCCTTGGTCTTCAAAGTCGAGGGGGAAACAGTCTCCTTGACCTCCTCACTGTCTGCTAACAGCTTATCAATATCCATTTTCAGTCTCCTTTCTTATTCTTATTGTTATTACAGTAGTAAAAGTAGTTAAAAACAGGTTTTTGCGTATAACTTTTAATAGTAGGGATTTTTCTATATAGAGGAAGTTACACGCAAAACCTTAAAAACAACTACTTTTACTACTTCATGTCAAAATTGCAAAAAGATAATTTTGCAATCTAAATCAGATTGTTTTCCAAATGTCACTTTAGATAAAGTTTCAATCCGATTTGTGTTAAATGGGTTTTCAGCCCATGAAGTAGTAAAACGAGAGCGGTTTTTATGTCTGCACCTCACCAGCTCTTTGAGCGAGCCGGGGAGGGCAAAAGTCGAAAATCTAAAAGATTGATTTTCAATCTCATTCGGACGATTTGCTAAATGTCGTTTTAGATAAAATCTCAATCCGATTTGTATAAATCGCTATATGACTTCGGTGGCTCTATCAATCGTTTCACCTCCACTGTTTTGAGGACAGCGATCTTATAATCTTTCCCACACTGCCTGTGGAGAAAGTCGCTCTGTGCGTCCTCCAAATCCTCGTAGGTGAGCATACGGTTGAAGCTCGTTCTCTGTCTGCGAGGAAAGTAGCGGTAGTCTGTACCATACACGAACTTACCTGTCTTGATATTCTGTATTGTGTACATCATTACTCCTCCGATTCGTCAGTCTCAACCACCGTCTCGAGCAATGCTTTCTTACACGCTCTGCCAAACTCCCGGAGCGTTACACCGAAACTGTACAGGGAAAAGTCGAGAGACTTCTCAATCTCGGGATAACGACTGCGGACGTATTCAGCGAGTACATCGTTTCTTGTCATAGTCAACCCTCCGATTCCATTCCATCAACGCTGTGTGCAAGTCCTTACGGTGTAGGGTAGAGACCCCACACCGATTACACTGAATGAGGTAAAAGTCGTGGTAGTCTTGATAGATACCAGCTTTACCGCCGCACATCGGACAGCGTTTGATATGCTGTTTATTCTTCATGCTGTACCTCCTCAATGCCTGTAATGCTCTTTAGGGAACACATCTTCAATGTTCAAATATCCTCCGAGAGCTTCGCACAGGTCGATACAGATACCGTCTGACTGCATATTTGCATTGAAAGCTCCATCATCGAACATACCGTAACCGAAAATGTTTTTGAGTTCCGTCATAAAATCGTCAACCCACATATAGTCAATCCATACGCAGAAGGAATCATCATCAATCCAACCATATTCCGAAACGTAGGAAACGTCAGAATCTTCCGGGTCGGGCATTGTAATAAGTTTGAACAATTTGAGTTCGTCCATGCCTACACCTCCCACCACGATTTCATATTCTTACCGAGTTCGACAGAAATCTTCGTGCTGATAATTCGAGCGTGTTCATACTGTGCTTTCACACCGGGAACAAAATGCTCGGTTCTGCCAGTCTCGATGTTCTTCTGATTCTGCTCGAGAAGGTCAGCTTGATACAGATTCAACAGCCGAACCAGCTCGGATTTTTCCTGTAATGTCATTCCCATTCTCCTTCCAAATCTTCTTTAAGAAGTGTGAGCATTTCTTTCAAATCTTTAAGAGAGAACCCTTCCTTATTACAGGTGTTGGTTCGTCCTAAATGTTTGTACCAGTTAATGATTGTGCCGCTGTCAAAATGAATAATGTAGAACTCGTCAGAATTTCGACAGAGCATAAATTCATCAGTAATTTTGGGGTAGCCGCACATAACTTCAATGTCGAACACTTCTTCATTAGTGAATACTTCACGAAAAGTATTTACAAAATCGTCACGTTCAAAATGATACTGCGGTAGAGTTTCAAGATATTTGCTCATTTATAACACCTCCTTCAATTTCACACCCCAGTAGATAGCAAATCCGCTGGAAGTCGATTTCCTGTCAAACCATTCCGGGTGACGCTCCATTTCGGAGTTGAACTTACGAGCAGAGAGGACGTAAGCACCCTCTGACTTCGCCCAAATCTTAAAGGCATTGTATAAGTCCTTTGCCTTGATATTGGAGTTCTCGTCCCGGTCACAGCGGTTCTCAAGGAACTGCAACACGAGGTCATTCTCGTTCTCATACTTGGTGACAACCTTCTTGAGTTCGTCACTCATAGTAAGCCCACGCTCTTTGTAGTGGATATACCCACGCACCAGCCACATGAAAATACCGCTCATAGAGGACTGCTCGCACAGCTCGTCTTTCAAATGTGTGTCCTGTTCCTCCGGGGTGAAGTGACGATTGAACTCAACCACCTTGATACGTTCGGAAGCGAACAGGGATTTGTCAGTTACCATCGGAAGGTCGTTACATGAGAGCCAAAGCGTGAACTGCGGTTTGAATGTGATAGCTGACTGGTACAATGCTCGAGCGGAGATTTCCTCGCCACCTGTAAGCTGTTTGATTTTCTCCTCGTCCAGCTTGCCGTATTCGTTACTCTCGCTCATTGTGACGAACCTCTTACCCTTCAACCCGGCAAGAGTAGGGGAAGCGGCTTCTGCGTCCTTCTGACGGTCTCCACGACATATCATGCCGACAGGAGCAACTTTGGCATAATCCCCGAGCATTGTCTCGATGGTGTTGAGCAGAGTAGACTTACCGTTTCGAGTAGTCTTACCATGAAGAATGAACATACACTCCTCATTGCTCATACCCAGCATGGAGTAACCCAACGCTCTTTGAAGGAAGTCTGCCTTGTCCTTGTCATTCTGTGTGACCTCTTTAATGAACTGCTCCCAGCGTTTACATTTTACCGACTTGGAAATGGTGTGGTTGAAAGCAGTCTGCATGGTGAGAAAATCGTCCCAGCTATGTTCCCGGAAGGAGAAGTCCCGAAGGTCGTATGTACCATTCAGACAGTTAATCAGATAAGGGTCTGCGTCAAACTGTACCGCATTGATACGGAGTTCCCCGGTAGCGTCCTTGAGGATTCTGTCACGCATACGTCTGTCACCCATCTTATTGACAAACCCGGTGTAGGACTTGCGGAGATCATCGTCTTCAATCTCGCTGCAGTAGAGAATCATCAATCGAACGAAGTCTTTGATTTTCTCTGACACGAGGATAGAACCCTCGTCTTTACGCCATGCTCCCTCGTGGTAGGTGTACCAGCTTTTATGTTCCGGGCAGTAACGAGCTTCGTGAGAGTAGAGCAGACCGAACAGGTTTGCCATACCCATTTCAGACCACTCAAAGCCGCTGGAAGTCTCGTCAGCTTTCTCCGGGTGATACTGCTTGATAAGATACATCTTTGAGGATAAATCCTCGTCCATAATGACACGACCATTGCGTGTCTCGAAAAGCTCTTGCATTACTTATCACCTCGCCATTACCTTATTGAGAAGGTCTTCATACAAGGTCTTATAGAGATTTCTCTCGACCATAACCGGGGTCTCAACAGGTTCGCTTTCCTCTCTCTCTACTTCAACAGCAGAGGGGATAATACCGAGGGAGTGGAGGAGACAACCGTTGATTGCTTCCAGTTCCTTATCGGTACAGCAACGGACGAAATCACCGAGCCTGTCCTTGCTGATAGTGTAAACCGTCTCACACAAAGCGGTAGAAGGGGTCTTACACAGCACCTCGGCGTGTGTTGGTGTAACCTTCTTTTCTTGTGAGGTGAGGTAAACAACCTCGACATAATCGGAATGTCTATTCAATTCATCAGAGGAGACAATCACTCCCGGTCTCCCAGCGGCATTGCTCGGGTCGGTGGCATAACATTTCGCATGAGCGATATAATAAATCTCACCTCGTTTGACCCGGTTTCTATCATTGTTCATGTAGTAACTCATTATCTCTTACCTCCCATCACTGCGATAGCGCATTTCTGTTTATCCTCAATCCACCACGCACACTGTTCCTGTACACACAAAACAGGTTGAGTACCAATCTTTACAGTGTTGTTTTCGTCTACGACAG